AAGGCGACCTGCCTTCTCTGAGGGCAAGCCGATAATGTTGGCCTCCACCCAAGGGCGTACAGAGGTTGTAGAGCCGTCGGGGTTCTCCACCTTGAACACAGAGTCCACGATGTGGAACGTAGCACCGAACTCGTCCTCCAAGGCTGCGAGGAACGCTTTCTTCGACGGCACGGGGAGCAGGGCAAGCGAGGTGATGACCTGATTCTCGAAGGTGGCTGTCAGGAGCTTCGACTGCATGCTGGTGCGCATGTCGTTGAAATACTTCTTCGTCAGGTACACATGCTTGATAGAGTTGCTGTCCTCGTTGGCCTTGTCGAACATCTGACGAATGTCATCGAGAGGGCGTGCAACCTTGCGTCCCCACGGGGCTACGGTACACTTGAACTTGTTGGTAGCGAGATAGCCAAAGTCGGCACGTACACCCGTACCGTCGTTGGTGCTATCCTCGTCGCCAGCGTCGGTGACCAACACCTGACCAGTGGAGAGGGCTTGCTGGAACATGATTTCCTTGCGCACGTCGATAGCCTTCACTACCTTGGGAACGTCATCAAAAATCTTGCTCACTACGGTGGCCTCGTCAGCACCACGGGCACGCATCACGTTCACGTCGGTAATCTGTTTCTCGCTCTTGCGGAACTTCACACCGAGCTTGGCGATAGTACCAGTGGCGTTGCCAATCTTGCCGCGCTTCTTCAAGGGCAGCGAGGAGTCGAGCGACACTACATCGGCGGCTACGATGGAGTGGTTGAGCTCAGTTGCGCCCCAGTTGAGGTCTGCCGAGTATTCCTCGGTCAGCATCGTCTTGTGCAGCAACGGCTCCTCGTCTTTCTTGCCATTGAACTTCTCAGTAATCTTGCCGATTACCAAACGGAAATACTTCTCAACAATTTCCGTGAAAAGACTTGCTTGCATATTCTTCAAGAAAGTTTAGAGGGTTGATAACTTAGGCGTAAAGGAACTGGATGTTCACCAACGCCTGCTTCATAGCATTTGTCACGGGGTAGGGGCTTGCGGCTGCATTGACCTGACCCATTGTGAGGATGGCTGCGCGAGGGTCTTTGACGCTCACGGTTGATTTGAGCACTCCGAGGTAGGAATGGTTTGCGGGCAGTGAGCCGTAGGCCGTTGCGCCAGCGTTCAGGGGCATAGGCTTCACGGCACCGTTAGCGTCCTTGATGAGGATATGCCCCGACTTGACTACGGTCAGTGTCGAAGGCCAGCCCGTCAGGTCGAGTGTGCGGCCTCCAGGAATGTCACCGAGACAATTTACGATGACAATGCTGTCCAGCCCGTCGTTCACCTCGTTTTTCTCGCGAATGAGATCTGCTTGTGGCATAATCGTACTTTGGTTTAGGGGTTAGAAATTGAGTTTGTCTACGACTGCGGTTGCCTCTGCGTCGGTAGCTTCCTGAACTTGGTCAGAAACTCCTGTGGCCTTGCCCCCGCCTCCGTTGGTAGGTCTGCCGAATACAGCACCCTTGGCTCCAACCTCCTTGGCCAGCGACTCAACCTCCGTAGTGATCTCCGTCTTGGTAGTTGCCCACTGGTCATCAGTCAGACCTTCTACCGAAATACGAGAGTACCCCTTGCGAAGGTTCTCAGGTAGCTTGGAAAGGATTTCGTCAAGTTCTGCCCTGCGGCTTGCCGAGGTGCGCTCGCCCTCCATCTTGTTCAGACGCTCCGTCAGCTGCTTGTTGCTGTCAATAAGAGCCTTTGCCCAAGCGGGAGTATCGTCACCGCCTCCTTGTGGTTTGGGTTGTTCTACTGTAGGGGTCTCTGCGGGCTTCCCCACCTTCTCGCCGTCCTTCAGGTTGTACTTCGCTTCGTAGTTCTGTACAGCCGTTTTTTGGGCGTCGGTGGCTCGGCTGTCACCGTAGGCCTCCATTACCGTGATGATGTCCTGAGTTACCCCCGCTACTGCGGTTGCAACCTGTTCGTCTGTCGTGACAGTCTTAGCCAGCTGAGTGGCAATCCTGTCGAGAATGTTTGCGTTGACCCCCGTAAATTTGGCTTTCAACGCGGTCAGGATTTTCTCTTTCATTGTACGTTTGATTGAATATACTGATAAGTTTACTGGCGCAAAGATACGTATTTTCTCGGAAATGTGATTATTGTATAATCAGAAATCTTCAAAATTCGCTTCATTTTTATTGATTATTAACATTGTTTGGTTGCAGAGAAGTTAGATTGCGATGATAGTAAAAATAACTAAATTCCGATAAAAGAAACGTAAACGAAAGTTAAATAATAAACTAAAAAGTAATTTTTCTCGGAAAAAGTTTGTTATATTGAAAATAAATTACGAACTTCGCGGCGTGATTACGTTGTAAGCACGTCAAAGTTGAACAAAAATAAAGCAAGAAAGTTATGAAAACGACATTGAAGTACACGACCCGCGAAATCAACCGTAATTTCAAGATTAAGGTCAGCGGCATTATCAACGGCAAGAAGGTGAACACCCTCGTAGGCGTGAGCGGTCTGATCCGTATGCTGGACGGTGCTATTGACCTTATCAACCGCCTCCTTGACCGTGCCTTCAATAGCATGGATGACAAGTGCATCTGCAAGCTCCGTCGTGGTGTCAAGGTGTCGTTCTATAACTTCTAAACTGAATACGACTATGAAACAGAAGATTTTGAAGGAAATATCCTACTGGCCAATAGAGCTACTGGCCTACGCTCTCAGATCTGAGGGCTGCAACACCCTCGCCGACCTCGTTGCCAAGATTAACAAGGCGTATGTTTGGCCTGAGGATTTGAAGCACCTCCGTTTTGACTACGAATATGCAATGAATAACCAATAAACAACAAGCATTATGAACGTACAAGAATTTACAGAGCGCACGGGCTACACGCCCTGCACCGAAGAAGAGTGGAAAGCCATTGAGATGATGTATCTCGAAGCTGGGGAGTCGGTAGACAAGGACTTGTTCTGCAAGGAGTGGCTGGAGCACAGGGAGAGCAACCTGCTCCGCATATTCTACAAACGGGCTATGGATAAGGCCGAGACGCTGGAGTACTTCAACGACCTTCGTACTCAGACCGCCAAGTTCTTACTCGATAAGGACGCAGACCTCGAAGATAACGACATCTACTGGCAGGCCGTAAAGCTCATAGGCCAGAAGCGGGTAGTCCTCTACAAGATAGAGCAGGGCTACGAGCTCAACCAAGATGACAAGGACTACATCAAGGACAATTTACAGTAATCACATAAGTTTAACAATTCAAAATTAAAGTATTATGACTATTACACAGATTGACCAGCCTCAGACGCTGCAGCAGGGACTTAACAACGTAGTGATTAACAAGGTTCAGCGCATGATTGACGGGAAGGCCGTTGGAGTGCAGCAGACTATGGAGCGACTCATCAACGAGGGCAAGATAGCTCAGGACTATATCGCTCCGCTGGGGGTGAACCTCAAGCGCAACGATCACCAGCCCGTGATAACCTTTAACGGGCAGGGCGACTCGCTGATGATGAATATGCCCGAGGGTCAGTTCTCACTCCACGCCAACGCCGTAGGCCAGCTGGCAGACCGTATGGGTGTTCCCCAGCGTTATCTCCGCTCCCTCGCCCTCGGTGACGCTTGGGAGCGTCAGCTGGCCGCAACAATCCTCAACCAGCACTCCGACTGGACGCAGCGTAGCCGCGTATTGGTGCGCACCGTCGGTATGCAGGTCAGGGGTGTGCTTTCTGACAGCTACCGTCGCCTGAACTCCGTTTCTATCCTGACTGCCTTCGTCGAGGAGGCAGCAGGTCAGGGAGCTGTGATCTCCGACGCTTACATGAACGACACCAAGGTTTGGGCTGAGACTATCCTTCCCCAGCCGCTGGTAGTGCCGACAGCCAAGAACGGTGATGTAGTAATCTTCGCTGGTGCCCGCTTCTCTACCTCTGACTACGGTGACGGAGCAGTTGACATGAGGGCTTTCCTGCTCAACGGTGCCTGCCTGAACGGTATGGTGCGCGAGTCGGTCATGAAGCAGGTACACCTCGGAAGCAAGCTGCCTGACAGCCTCGCCCTCTCCCAGCGCACCTACGAGCTGGACACCAAGACTACCGTTTCTGCCGTCCGTGACCTCACCCGTGGCCTTTTCTCGCCTGACAACCTCCGTCAGAAGGCATACGAGATACAGGGAGCCTCCGAAATGGAAGTCGACCTGGAGAAGGAAGTGAAGAAGCTCACCAGCTCGGGTGGTCTGTTGAAGGCCGAGGGTCAGGAAGTCGAGAAGCTCCTGATGAAGAACGACCCCGAGGATGGTGTGCAGGGTGGCTCTACTCTGTGGAAGCTCACTCAGGCCATCACCGCTCATGCCCGTACCCTGTCTCCTGAAAGGAGCCGTGAGCTTCACGAGATCAGCGGACACCTGTTGAGCCGTGTAAAGTTGCCAGCCTAACACCTGAACGCCCCTCTCGCACAACGAGACTGTGTGGGAGGGGCATTACCTGTCTAACCAATAATCAGCAACGACAATGAAGAGATTAGCTTTCAAAGAGAACGACGGAGGCCGTGCCGCTTACTTCACGGCTACTGGAGTCGGTGACTGCGTGACCCGTGCGGTTGCCATCGCCACTGGCAAGGACTACAAGGAGGTCTACGACGAGATTACCCGCTTGTTGGGCTACACCCCTCGTAACGGAGTGAGGAAGCGTGACACCAAGAAGGTCATGGAACATTTCGGAGGGGTGTGGAACCCTCGCATGAAGATAGGCTCAGGCTGTACGACCCACTTGAACGCTGACGAGCTGCCCGTCCATGGGAGGCTTGTGTGCAGCGTCTCGAAGCACGTCTGCGCCGTTATTCACGGTGTGTTGAATGACACCTATGACTGTTCCCGTGAAGGAACGAGGTGCGTTTATGGCTATTGGAACTTTTGGAGGGCTGACGTATGACTGAGGCAATGAGAAGGCAATACGCCGAATTGAAGTCGAAGCACCCTGACGCGCTGCTCCTGTTCCGCTGCGGTGACTTCTACGAAAGCTACGAGGATGATGCCGAGAAAGCAGCCAAGACGCTCGGTATCATCCTGACCAAGGCGAAGGACGGCACGCGTCTTGCTGGCTTTCCTTTCCATGCTCTCGACTCCTACCTGCCAAGGCTTATTCGGGCAGGGCACCGCGTAGCTATCTGTGACCAGCTCGAAGCCCCAAAGCCGACCAAAAAGCGTAGTATAACGGAGCTGGTAAAACCACAAGCCAATGCGAAGAAGCCACGCAGGAAGGTGAAGCTGCCTTCCCTGACCTTTGCCCAGTACGACCTCCTTTGCGAGTGCATCCGCTACCGTAGTGCAGACAACATGAAGGAGCGAGCCGAAGCCGAGAGGAAGGGGATGTTTACCAGCTGGTATGATGATATGCAGAAGCAGCTGGATGAGTTGAAGGAACTATTTTATAACCTGAAAAAGTAACGACTATGACTGAACGACAACTTGTAGAGAATATCTGCCGCGTACATGCCCGCTCTATCGTTGATGACCTCGGAGGCATCACGGTAGGCGGCATAACGCTCGGAGAGGAGTATGCCAAAAAGCTACACAAGGCTGGTGGCATGGATGCACGAGAGGTAGGGGAGATTGAAATGGCCTTGCGCCACTGGGTAGACGCTGCTGGCTATGACAAGGACGGAAAATTCGTCTACGTTATGGCCTCCAGTATCAGAAATTGCTGATCTATACAAATGTATTACTTGTATTCATTTGCTACAAATGTATTTTTTGTAACCTGATAATGATAATGAGAATGATAGTGATAATGATAATGATAATGGGTATTACTCACTATCGTTCGTAACACATTCAAGAGAAAAAGAAAAACTCTTCGAGTTAAAAGAAAAGTCGCCTATATCACGTCATAGAGTGAGGGGCGATAGGAAAAAAGACAACGAGAGGCTGGGCTATCGGCTGGACGGGCAATAAAGACTATGGCACATGTAAACGTACAGGACATCTACCGCTGCGACCAGTGCAAGGCTGCTGCGGATATTTACGGGAGGAGCTGCGGCCACGGGCTGCTGTTCCCCGTCATGCTTGTGGTAGCTGGGAGAACGAGCTGCCCGAATTATGAGTTTGACCGCTCCAAGGTCGAGGAACAGCTGGCTCGCAAGGATCAGCAGCGCATGAGAAAGGAGGTGCTGGTATGAGGGCGACTGAGTTTATCTACAGGGTTGCTTTCTTCGAGCGTCCTGCTGGCTCCTACACCGAGCAGAGGGAGTTTTTCTTCGGGAGCCTCGCTGCTATCTATGAGCTGTTCACCCCTGAACAAGTTGGCTGCAGGGTAGAGAACCTTTGGAAGCTGGGAGTGTCCGAGGGCGAGCCGTACACCAACAAGCTTGTGCGTATCACCCGCGAGCCGCTGATACGGAAAAAGCAGAGAAAGGGGTCTCTCGACAACGAAAATAACACTGGTAGGTAACTTACTAACCAAACTATTTTCGTGTGTCTCCATTGAAATTCAAGAAAAATAACTAACTTTGCACCCATTATGAGCAACAAAACTATTCCAAACAAAGTTACTGAGGCTGCTGCCGACAATGGCTGCAACCATGTAGAGTATTTAGGCGTTATAGAAGGGAACACCCGCAGTCACGAGGTCTACGGAATTAGCGAGACTGACGAAAACGGGAACCCCATCCCAACTGGCTTGCCTGTGCTTGTCTTGTGGGATGGGGAACAGGTGGAGGAGGTAGTGTATGGCGCAAGAAGCCTCGCCCTACTTTCTCGCCTTCAATAGCCTACTCGCAAACTTCGGGTTGATGAGCTTGTTGTCGACCCGAAGCACTCCTATTCCATTCGACTTCATGTTGTTAGTATAGGCTTTTATGTCGCTACCCTTCTTTCCGCTCTGAGGGTCGAACCAAATCACATCACCTTCCTTTGTTCGCTCTACGATGAACACATGCGCACTGCCTCCCTTCCACTGGCAGTAAACTTCGTAGCGTCCAGCCTCAGTAGTCTTTCCGAGGATAAAAGCACGTCGAGCCTCGCCAGTGTCAGCAAGGTTGGAAGAAGTAGACCAAGCATAGTCGGCTTTTGTCCCGTCTTGGTTAAGGAAACGATCAGTCCACGCTATCCCCTGTTTGGTACATAGCTTGTCGAACTCCCTGAGCCGCTTTCTGCCTTTTTGTAGAGGGTTGGCCATAGCCTCCACGTCGAAGCCCCTGCGTCGTAGCTCGTAGGCCATAGTGCAGGTTTGGCAGTTATGCTGGAAGCCCTTGTCGTAGGAGTCTGCCAGCTCATAGTCAGGATTGCCCTTGCCAGCGTCAGCGTCCGTGAAGTTCATTACCTTGCCCTGTACTACTGGCAGTGCCTGATTGAGGTCGGCAATGTTCTTCTTTTGCTCCATAGTGAAAGAGGCGTTACGCTGGTTGTAGCGCATAGCCTCCTCGTACTCAGCGTAGGAGTCGTAGGGCATCTTCGAGGCGTAGGCCTGCATAAGCTCCTTCG